NTGATGAACCGTTCCATTTTTCTGTTGTGTCAGCAACTGCATCGGTATATCCACCAAAACTTAAAGCAGCAGCAGTTGTTGATACAACTGAAATATGGGCGTTTCCATAACATCAATAAAAAAGGATATAATTGTGAAATATCTAAATGAAGTTACCAATTTTTTAGAAGAACATTATCAAAAAAGCTTTGACGAGCAAGTTAGAATTCCAATGGAACCGGGAGAACTAGGATTGGGGATTGACAAACCTATAGAGAAATTTAAAGCTCAAGTTACATCTGGCCAGAAAAATTGGGATACACTATCAAAACAATTGAATACATTGTATATTTATAACATGCACAAACATCCTGAAATGGCTTCAAAATGGAGAAATAAACGGGAAACATTAGCAAAATGGATAAAAAGTAAAAGAGAAAAAAATCCTGATTTTGGAAAATAAAAAATGAAATTACATGAGATAAACAAAATATCAATTAAAAAAATTTCAAATAAAGAATTATTACGACTTCATTCAAGAGTTCACCAATTGTATGGCGCTGCTAAAAAAAGAAAAGTTAATCCAGACTTCATAAATTTTTTGAAAAATATTCACAAGACAATGGTTAATGAGATGACAAGACGTAAGATGAAACATAAATCATTATTAGAAAGTTATTTGATAAGTTTGAACAATCATTAGGTTCCACAATTTGTATTATAAAGAGGTTATATGGCTTCTATCAAATTTACTCCAGACGGTGATCTAGAATTAACTGGAAGTGTCGATGATACTGATGTTAGTTTCTATTTTGATAATAATGGAAATTTATATTGTTCTAGCATTAGTGAAAATATAACACTGCCTGGAAATCAGAAAGTTTCAATAGATGGTTTATATGCGTTAAGTTTGGCCGGAAATAGTGGTGGTCCAACTCCTCCACCTACACCATCAGGAACCTGGACAACGACATCAGTTATGAATGAAGCCAGAGAAAGATTGGCTGGAGCTGGAGATGTAATAGGTGCTTTGAGTTTTGGTGGATATACAGGTGCTACTCCGCCTGTTGGAACAACAGAAAAATGGACTTATTCATTTTGGGTAACGACAAATTCTTTAAATCAAGCTAGACATGGATTAGCTGGTTGCGGAACAACTGGTGATGCCTTAAGTTTTGGTGGTAATACTGTTATTAGCTCATATGTTGATACAACAGAAATATGGAATGGATCAACATGGGCAACAACGACTGCGTTACTTGGTCCTGATCGAGAACATTTAGCTGGATGTGGAATAACATCAGATGCCTTGACGTTTGGTGGATATAGTGGTGCAGTAACTGCAATAACAGAAAAATGGAACGGGTCATCTTGGAATAATGTAACCTCATTAAATCAAGCTAGATATGTACTTGCTGGCTGTGGAACAACTAATGATGCCTTGAGTTTTGGTGGACATACCGGCGCTGTTGTTGGAACAACCGAGATACGAGATGGATCAACATGGTCAACAACGACTGCGCTAAACATGGCTAGATATGGATTAGGTGGTTGTGGAACGACTGGTGATGCCCTAAGTTTTGGTGGTGGTTCTCCCAGTACAAGTGATATAACAGAAATGTGGGATGGATCAACATGGACAACAACTTCAGCTTTAAATACGATTAAATATCTTTTAGGTGGATGTGGAAATACGAACCATGCTTTAAGTTTTGGTGGAAATAGTGGCTCATATTCTGATATAACCGAGAGATGGTTCTATGGAATAATAATAGGAGCATGGACAACAACATCAGCTTTAAGTCAGGCTGTAGATAGCATAGCTGGCTGTGGAATAATATCGGCTACTTTGGCCTTTGGTGGATATACTGGCAACAATGCTGATGTGACAGAAATATGGAATGGATCATCTTGGGCAACAACTTCGACATTAAATCAAGCAAGAAGAGTATTAGCTGGTTGTGGCACGACTGGTGGTGCTCTGAGTTTTGGTGGATATAGTGATGCAAGATCTGATATAACAGAAAAATGGTCTGGCTCGGTGTGGGCAACAACATCAGTTTTAAACACAGCCAATAATTATTTGGCTGGTTGTGGAACAACTACTGCTGCTTTAAGCTTTGGTGGACATACTGGTGCTGCTACTGATATAACAGAAATGTGGAATGGATCGACATGGGCAACAACGACTTCGTTAAACAATGCTTCTTATGGATTGACTGGTTGTGGAACAACTGCTGATGCTTTATCTATTGGTGGAAATACTGGTGATGAGAGTAACAAAGTAGAGATATGGAATGGATCGACATGGGCAACAACAACAGTTTTGAATGAAGCTAGAAATGCATTGGCTGGCTGTGGAACAACTGACGATGCCCTAAGTTTTGGTGGGTGGAGTGGTGCAAGATCTGGAATGACAGAAGTATGGGATGGATCAATATGGACAATAACTTTTCCATTAAATATAATTAGGTCATATCTAGGTGGTTCTGGAACAACTGCTGATGCCTTAAGTTTTGGTGGAAATTCTGGTGCAAGAGTAGATACAACAGAGAAATGGACATAATAAATAAAATGAGGTTCTTCCATGGATAATAAATTAATTAAAAGAATTGCTTTAGGACTTCTGATTCCATTGATACTTTTAACTCTTGGATGGGCGAAATGGATAACAACTCAAGCATTTTCTGCTCAAAAAACAGAAGTTGTATTGCGAGAACATAAAATAGAAGCTTCAACAGAACGTAGTTATGTCAGAGGACAATTCAAAGGACTTAATATTAAAATAGATAATTTGAATGATAAAATAGATAAAAATCAAACGAATAATAATAAGATATTATTAGACATTCAGAAACAAATTTCTAAATAAGTTATTTATAGGAGAAAAATTAAAATGATTAAAAATATTTTAGTTAGCGATCTTCTCGAAAAATGCTATACCAAAAAAATGAAGGAACAGGATGAAATAGAAGATGAATTAAAAGATGAAGAGAAAGAGAAAACTGAAGAGTGTAGAACTTATAAAGAATGTAAATGTCAAGAAAATTTTCAAATTGCATTCTTTGGAATTAATTATGTCAACGGATTAAATTAAATTCTGTAATCTAAATGGTCTCATTTAAAATATAAGAGGAGGTAATTTCATAAATGGAAAAGCAGAAGGAAAATATTCAAATTAATATATTTGAACATTATGGTGAGAATTGTTTAAAAGATAAAAATCCTCTTGATAATAGTTTGACATATATTAACGATAGAAGACCAAAAGGTTATGTTGAGATTTATGAAATAAATGAAGATGGTTCAAAAAAATTAATAGGAAAACCAAATTTAGTTGTATATGATGGACGTGAGTGGATCGCACAAAGGATCTTTAATACCAATAATTTAAATCTTACATCAGGTCCAAGTCATTTTTTAACATGGTTTGGTCTGGGAGATGGCGGAACACCCGCTGGTGATCCAATAAATCCTACTGCTCCATCGGCCACAGATACTGGCATGAATAATGATATTATGATTAATGCCACTGATAGTACATGCGCTGACTACCGATTGACACCAACACCAGGATATTACAAACAACCATTTTCAACTGTTGAATTTGAACAAGATGAAAATAATTCTAACCAATGGCTTATTTGCAAAGTTACTATTGTAGTTGGTGCTGACAATGGAAATGGTTATAATTTAAGCGAGGCTGGATTATTTGCTTCTCCAAGTTCTTCTGGCGGGGATACTGGCCCGTTTACATTATATGCTCGAATTACATTTCCATCTATTGTAAAAACAACTTCGAGAATTTTAACATTTATATGGTATATATTTGTCTGATGAGATGAGGATTTATAAATGAATGAAGAATGGAAAACGATAAAAGATTTTGATGATTATGCTGTTAGTAATATAGGAAGAGTTAAAAGGATAAAACAAGATTTTTTTAATAGAGAACTAAAAATATTAAAACAAAGCAAATATAGAAGTGGATATCTTAAAATTCAATTGTGGAAAAATGGAAAATGTAAATGGAAATTGATTCATAGGTTGGTTTTAGAAAATTTCAATCCAGTTGAAAACATGAACAAGTTAGAATGTAATCACAAAAATGGAATAAAATCAGATAATAGATTAGAAAATTTAGAATGGATTACGCATTCGGGAAATATGAAGCATGCTTTTAAAATTGGATTGGTTAGTCAAATCGGAGAAAAAAATAGTTGTTCAAAACTAATAGGACCAGATGTTATTCTTATTAAAATGTCATTTCAAGAATTTGGAGATAAAATTACCCTGGAAGAATTAGGAAAAGTATTTGGTGTTAGTCCACAGACAATTTGTGACATAAAAAAAGGAAGAAATTGGTCACACATAAAAATAGAGTAAATAATTGAATGGATATTAATAAAATTAGATAGATTCAAATTTTATATAGAATTTTTATTTTAAACAGGAGAAATTGCAATGGCAAATTATATTTCACCGGGCGTTTACAGTAAAATAATTGATTTATCTACTTACGTACAGGCGGTCCCGGGCACAATAGGCTTCATATGTGCTTTGACAGAAAAAGGTAGAGATAATGAATTGCGGTTCGTTGGTTCGAGAAGTGAGCTTATTAGTGAATGGGGAGATCCCAATATAAATACATATGGAGCAGTTTATGGTCAAGGTTTATACGAAGCATATAATTATTTAGGTGAATCTGGATCATTTTATTTCATGAGATGTTTACCAGATGATGCCGCATATTCTAATTTAAGAATTAATGCTAGTATAGGAAGTTGTGATACAAGTGCTTCAATTACAATTGACTATGTTGATACTGTTAATGATTCTGCCGATATAACAACGGCATTAGTAACTGCTGGTACAACCAGAAGACTCTGTTTGTTATATCCAATTGGACGTGGACAATATTACAATGGTTTAGGAATCAGAATTACAGATCACGCAAATCCATTATCAAGCGGTGTTTATGTTTTAGATATTTATGAAAGACAATTAGATGGAACAGATGCTATCATTGAATCGTTCGATATTTCATTTGATCCTACAGCTATTGATGATGCTGGAGCTTCAATATATATTGAAGATGTTCTTGAGACTTATTCTTCTGTTTTGAGAGCTTCAGTTGGCACACCTGGATATGAATTGGTTGCTAAAATATATGATAAAGATATTGGAACTAATGTTTCTGTTGATTTAACAGTTGGTTCTTCAACTCTTACTGATGATAAACAAGATTTTGGTGATTGGGAGAAAGAATCTGGTTGTGCTGATTATGTAATCGTTGCTAAAGATGGTAAAGGAAATGAAATTTGGGGTTGGATGGGTGCTGCTAGTGGCAGTGATGATGATACAATTGCTGTTTATGATAATAGAGACTTGGATGCTACTTCTGTTGCAACCCTTCAGCAATGGAATGGAGATGTGGCCGATTTTGATGTAAATTCGGATATTACATATGAAGTAAGACAAACATATGTTTCCGTTGCATCAGCTTTTACATCTTCAATCCCAAGACCTTTTAAGAAAGGTTCTGATGGGGCATTGCTTGATGAAGCTGGAGATTTAGTTACGGCTGAAGCTACAGAAGTTCTTGCAAATGGATATGCTGGCACAATTGATACTGATGTTCTTGATACTGATAATGTATATTTTACTCTTGTATTTGACGCTGGTTATCCTACCAATGTCAAAACTCAAATTGTTACTCTTGCTCAAACTAGGGAAGACTGTGTAGCAATCATTGACAATAATGATAATGCCTCATATTCGGCATCAATTTCTGCGAGAGATAATAATCAAGTTTATAATACTTATTATGCTGCCTTATATGAATCATTTGATAAGGTTTATGATATATTTACCGGTAAAGATGTTTGGTTTTCTCCACTTTATCATATGTCCTATTTGTTACCTCGTAATGATACTGTTTCAGAGCTTTGGTACGCAGTTGCTGGTTTTAATAGAGCCTCTATTGGTTCAATTAAAGAATTAAGATTTAATCCACGATTGGGTCAAAGAGATCAGATGTATCTGAAACAAATTAATCCAATTGTTAAATTCACAGCCGGTTATGTTGTTTGGGGTCAATTGACAACTCAAGCTAAAGCTTCGGCAATGCAAGATTTAAATATTACTCGATTAGTTCTTTATTGTAAAAGAGCACTAGAACAATATTGCCAAAATTTCATTTTCGAACAGAACGATCAAATTACATGGGGTCAGGTATCAAATGATGTAGGCGAATTTTTAGAATCAGTTAAAAAGAAAAGAGGTTTATATGGTTATAATGTCGATGTTGGTGCTACTGGTT